TTAAAAGTGTGTTATTTTTACTTCTTGCTAACCAAAAGTATTTTGACAATGTAGGAATAAAGTGGTAATAGTTCATTAAATAACTATAATATAATGAACTATTTAAATAATAATTCAATTTTTTATTTATACATAAATTCCAACATGATCATATGTTTTTTTCCAATCTTCACATGGACAATATTCAATTTCTATTTTTTTATCATCAATGATACACCAATAATATTCGTTATCTTTTATCATTGGCAAGAGAACAAACCAAAATAAAGGAAAATGTCGATAAAGCATGGGATATAAAAAGCGCCCATGAAAAAAGACATCAATCTATCTATTTTGACACCGAAAAATACAGGCTTACTACCACTGAAAAAATAAAAAAAATCGAGGATTTTCTTGATAAATTGGATGGAAAAAAAATTGAAGAAAGAGATGTCATTCAACAAATCTATCGGATTTTGAATTAGATAACTGTTAGAGTCATCTAGTTTTGAGTTTATAGAAAAAATTGACACCTAAAGGGTTAAATAATTAATTTGAATACTAAGATCGGTTACTATGTTAGCGGCTATTTTAGCGTTCGCAAGTCTTACTATGTCAATCATCTGGAGCATCGTATTTCTACCTTTGTCCTTTACTAGATTTCGGATCAACAAAGTAGTTGGTTCAAGAATGAAGAAGTTTTTGAAGACTGTATCTCATTCATCTATTAGGACAAATGATGAACCTGATGGATGGATATGTGGAAAATGGTTCATTGGTTATATTCATGTTGTTTCTGGTGAAAGAAATGAAACTAGAGACCTATGGCTACTTTGTTCAAAAACATATTATGAACAAAATGTTCAACAGAATGAAACTGATGAAAATGGAAAAACAAAAAAGATTACATACTGGACAAGAGAAAACTGTTTTTGGAGATTACTGTATAACTCTCGACAAATTAATTTGCCAAAGTTTCCAGTAAATAAATATCAACAGACAACAATTGACAAAATCATGGAAGTATTCAATAAAAAAGGGAATGCTGTTTGTCTTCTTTATGGAAAACCAGGTGGAGGTAAGTCAATGACTGCTCAATACTTGTGTTCTGAATTCTTGAAGACTAAAAAAGGTGTAAGTTTTTGTAAAAGCCATAAACCATATGAACATGGTGATAATTTCGATTCATTCTACAATCAAGTAAATCCTACGGAAGATTTCCCATTGGTATTGGTGTTAGAAGAAATAGATGGACTCATCGTGGATCTTCATCGTCGTGAAATAATACAAGGACAACATAATCCTATTCAGATTAAGAATAAAACAGATTGGGATACTTTTCTGGATGACTTTAACGAAAACCAGATGCTTTATCCTAATATAGTTCTCATAATGACTACAAACAAAACACCTGAATTCTTTGATGAACTAGATTCTGCTTACTTTCGTGGAGCAAGACTTGATTTATCTTTAAACTACATTGAAAACAAAATTGTTTCCAAAGTAGAAAGAGTTTAGTATAGAATCTAAAAAGGAGCATTGGTATTCATTACCATGTAAGTCTCTTTTTATAAAAAAATGTATAATCCGGATAATATAGTAAGATCTCACCCAGGTGCTTCAGTTATTCAAAATATTACAATGAAAACACACGAAAATACAATAAAAGATGTATGTAATCCAAGTTTCAAAATAGATACAAATATAAACTATAATTCTCTTGGTATGCCAAATCCATCTTTTTCTGGATTTTCTTAAAATAAATAATTTATTCAAATTATTTACATTATAAAATAATTATAGTAGAAATCCATTCATACAATTATAGAATCTATAATCACTTAAAAATATTTTATTATTATTTTTAATATCAAATTTATATTTTCCAATCAATAAATAATCTTTAAAAGGATCTAATTTTTTTTTATATGGATATAAATCAAATACTTCAATATTATTATTTAATTTAAGATTAAATATTAAAAATAATGGTAATTTATGGTAATGATAAAATAAATGTTTTGTTATTTGACTTTTGTTATTAATTAAATTATTTGTTGTATATATTTCACTTCCTGTAAAATCTTGATAAAAAAATTGATCTCTTATATCTTTATATTTATTATCATATTTAGAATTATAAATCTTTAATACACCATCAAATTGATACATATTATCAATAAATTGCCAATAATAAGGTGAAGAAGGTTTAATATAAATTTGTATATTTGAATTTTTTTTTAAAATAATTTTTGGAAAATCTTTATAAAAATTAGAGAATTTATTATTAATCAAATTAAAAAAATATTTAGATTTTATTTTTTTATTTATTTCTTGGTCTATATCCCATACCAAATTATTTTCTTTACCATCATATTTTTTTTCTAAAATAGAATATTTTTGATTTAATTTAATCATTTTTAATTTTACATTTATATCTTCTTGATATTCTTTTATTAAATTTTTATCAAATTTAGAAGAGATTTTTAAATTATCATATTCTTTTTCAGTAAAAATATTTTTAGATAATTCATATTTATTTTTAGTCATATTAGTATTTATAGGTTGAGAAATTAATTGCATTATAAAGACAACATTAGAATTATCTATATTAATTTTTTCAATTAATTTCCAATAACTTCCTCTAGCTATAACAAGTTCATTTTCTTGATGAGCAATAAATTTATCATTAATAATATTATTTTTAAAAACTTGGTTATCCCAAAGAAAAAAAAATGGATTATGTAAATAATAAGTTTTACTATTATCAGGAATAATAAATATAAAATTTATTTTTTTTTGTTCATTATTTTTTTTTATAAAATGTGGATTATCAAATATGTGTAATGGATATATAGAAGTCATTAAGAAAGTTAAACTCTTATAAATATCTCCTTCCTTCATATTAAAAATTGGATCATTAATAGATCTAGATTCAACTCTATAAGATAATATAGGTATAGGAGTTTTAGGAACAAGTTCAAAAATTTCATCTAAAATATTTATAATATTAATAGCTAATCTACATAAATCATCAGTTGTTGTTTTTGTATTAGATTCAGTATTAAAAGTTTCTTTTTTTTTATTATCAACATATTGACAAGAACCTTTAAATAAATATTCATTTAAAATGAAACCAAATCCTCCATGAAAATTACCATTTTGATTATTTTTATAAAAAGTTATAGCTTCTTTATATAAAATATAAGAATCATTAAAATAAATATTTTTCCAAAATTGAATATAATATATATTTAATAATTCATGTAAATTATATGATTTTTTCAATAGATTTATAATTTCTATTTGATATTTACTATCAATACAATCCATTATAATATATATTTATATATTATATTATATGTATGACAAATTATTACAATTTACATTCATTGGTATTGGCGAATTTTCTCATGGTATTGAGGAAAGTTGGAAATTTAGATTTAATTTATTAAAATATGCTATGAAATACTCTAATAAAAATATAGTTATTTTTAATGAAATTGATACATGGATGGGAGATAATACTAGAAATGATACAATATGGTCAAGAAAACTTAATCAATTTATAAAATATAATGGAATAAAAATAGAGAAACCAGTTGAAGGCGGAAATGACCTGCCTCCATGGGGAAAATTATGGCAATATATGGCTCATTCTTTGGAAAGCAATATTTTTTTACGAATTATAAAATATATTCGAAAACATAAGAATAGAATTCAATATTATGGAATAGATAATGGCAAAATTGATAGAGATTATGATATGTATAAGAATATTATGAAACATTATAATTCAAATAACATAAACTTTTTCTGGGCTCATAATCACCACATAAATGATCAACCCTATCACCAATATAATCTCAAATATATTAAAAATAAAAGTCATAAATGGTATTGTGGATACTATCTCCGGAAAAAACTTAAAAATAATTATTGTATTATTTTATCACAAGCATATGAAGGAACTAATAGATTTAATGGGTATTGTATAGGAAAAGATTGTGAAAAAAGGATTTGGCAACTAAAATATATTTATAAAAAATTTAGATATCATCCAAATAAAAAATATGTAAAACCTAATAAAAAATACCAATTATTGGAAGAATTTGATAGCCCTTTTATCAATTTTTCGAATAGTTTATTCAAAAGTAATAAATATGGGGAAGAATCTATAGATAAAAATAAAAAAAAATGGAATTATGTATTATTTTGGAATAAAGTAAATAAATTGGAACCATATTATGAATACTAAAGTTTATATATTTGAAGATTGTAATAAATAATTTTTAATAATTTGAATTATTTTACTTGCTGGTTCTTTTTTATTGAAAATAAAATGGGTTTTATTAGTAAAAATATATGGAATATAATTTTTATGATTTATTCTCTGTAATATATTCATTTCTTGTATTCTTCTTTTATTATTGAAATCTTCAGACCATTCATCTTTTTCAGGTTTTTGAATATTTATAAATGCAATAGTTGGAACCGATAATTTCAAATGTAAATGTTTAGAAATAAATAATGTTCTTATATAATTATTTATATAATTTATTTTATATGCATCTTCAACATCACTATGATTAACTTTCCACTGATTTAATAATTTTTTATAATTTTGGTTCGATATTGGATATATATCTTTAATTTCATTATAAAATAATTTTAATCTAAATTTAATATTATTAGGTGTCCATAATGCTGAATCTAATAATATAACACATTCACATAATTTAGAATATAATTGTGCAAAATATAATGCTAAATAACAACCAGCTGACCAACCTACAGGTATTAATTTATATTTATGTAAATCATATTTATTTTTTACATCTAAATATATCATTTCTATATAATTGTCAATATCAACATACGATAAATCAATATTTATATCAGAATTAAAATCGTTTTTTTCTGGATTTGTATTATCATAATACCATATATTATGTGTTTTATCTTGAGATACATAAACATTTCCTATTTTTTTTAATTTATCTAAAAATTTAGATTCAGTATATTCATTCCAAGATTTTATATTAGTCTCACTACCCTGAAACATTATAAATAAATATTTATTTTCCATAATTAATATATTTATACTATAATATATTTTACGTTTATTTTTATAGAAAAATAAAATGATAAAAATATTTTTATATATTTATATTATAATAAATGGAAATACTTATCATTCATATTTCCGGAGCATCAGGTTCCGGTAAAACTACATTAGGTAACAAATTAAAAGAACAATTTAAAAATAAAATAATAGTAAAAGATTTAGATAATTTAAGAGATGAACATATTAAAAAAACTTATGATACATCAAAAGGTTGGTCTGTAGATGAAGTCAAATATCAAAAATTTATAGATGATTTTATTAAAAAACAAAAAAAAACAATTATTTTTGTTGGATTAAATGATAATCATTTAGGAATTAAAAAAATATATTACAATGTTCATGCTCAACATAATTTTTATATAGATATTGATGTCAAAGAATTATTAACACAAAAATGCTTAAGAATGTTAACAGAAGAAATACCAAATGATAAAATGGCAATGAAAGATTTAGTTGATAATAATGATAAATTTATTAAAGGTATGAAATTTGCAATAGATGGTGCTTGTAATTTAAAAGTAATTAC